TTTTAACTATCCTTGAGCACCAGCTCTCCCAATAGAGGCATCAAAACTCGCACCGAGAGGGCTTTGTGGTCTTGGTAATTCGTTTGGATTTTGAGGCTCCATGGCTGGCATTCCGTCCCCCGCCATTTGGTCTCCCATCGGAACAGCATCACCTCCAGCTCCTCCACCTCCTGCCAGGTTTTGCATTGCTGCATTTTGTGCATCCATTTTCATTTGCTCTTGTTGCATTTGCTTTTGAACATCAGAAGGTTGTTTAGCAATGATGGCATCATAATCCGCTTTAGAAATATAGTCATAAACGTCGCCTCCTTGTATTTCTAACATTTTTTCTAAAGCCATTAATTGTGAAGCTGCGGCTTCTGGGTCTTGGTTTCTCATGGAATAAATTAAAGTAATCTGATTGGTAATTGCTGGCCACAAAGCCATATATGTTTGCTTCTGTATTTCTAATGATGGGAGCAACATAGAGTCTGGGTCGATTATAAATTCAATATAGTCACTAAGATGTCCAGTGCTTTTCATTTCATCGAACAACCCTTTTGCTGAAATTTGTCTAGTATCCACATTTTCCATAACTTCTCCTTCCGCTGTAAAATCAAAATTAAGTCTTAAATTCCTTGAAGCAGCTGCAGCATATCCTACAGGGACTCCATTATCATCGAGTACTTCTTGAGACTCTACAAAGTAATCAGGATTTTGCTTAGCAAATTCAGCTAACTGGTCTTGAGAATCAATCATGAATATCTTATCTACGGGGTATGTCTGCATCATCCACGTGTTTGCTATGTGGGCATCAAGTTCAAGCCCGGCAATCATAGAGTTTTTTGGTGGAGTTAATCTATTGTATGCAGCTTCTTTTAAAATAACAGTAGAACCAAGGGTTGCCTCCGACTGAGTTCCGGCTACGATATTGTTAACTCCCGTATTTTCTTCAATCGCCATTTTTTGTTTATCAGCGTAAAGAATACCCTGTTGGACGTTTCCGGAAGTTTTAACTACGTCGATGTCAGAGCCAGGATGTTTAGGATTTACAATATTTGGCCCTCTCTTATACGAAGCAGTCCCATTTTGTACTTGTGCTCCAAATAATAATGGGAATATTTCAGCTTCAACTTGTTGTGCATTCAATGAATTTATATATGTAAAAATTGCAGTGTTTCCACGCATCATTTCATATAATCCAACTCCATATGGGTCATTTAGGTCACGAACGAAACATCTAACCGTTACAATTGAGCCATGAGAACCTTCGTTTGGAAGTTCCCCATCATATATAACCATTTTCCCGCAGGCGACAATATAACGATTTGTTAAGTAATTTTCGTAGTATCCGATAGTTACGCTAGTTAAAGCTTTCTCGTTGTTCTCATCTTTTGCTTCTTCAGACACAGTACAATATTCTAATTTTTTCTTATTTTTCTTTGCTTCTGGATACATTCTATAAAATTCTTCTTTCTGCATATCTCTTTCGTAATAAGCTTCTCCCCATGACCAGCAATCTCCATGATTAAATCCAATTCCAAGCCATGTTCTCTTCACGTCCATAGGCTCTCTATATATGTCATCGAACATTATTTTAGTAACTCCATTTCTCTTTGTTTGAACTCTACGAGGATATACTCTCCAAGCAGACCATCCGTATGTGAATAAATTCTGGTAAGTTAGACCAAGTGTATTAGCTCCGTTTGCTCCCGTCATGCTCCAACTTCTTTTCCAAAGCTCATAAGAAGCCTTCGCATATACCTTGTCATCAGCTACAACCGTAGCATCTGGGAGTTTTCCCCCAAGAACTGAGGCTGCAATCAATATTTTAGCGAAAGCGATAGGCTCTGCAGATACAGGTACTCCTGATTTATTCTGGTCCATATTTCCATTTTTATGTGGGAATACTGAAATATCGTACGAACCGTTAGATAGCTTGTTGTAGAAGGTCATTGACCCCCACCCATTGTTCTCATACAGCTTGTTTCCATAAGAAACAGCAGTATTTATTAAATTTTGCTCGATTTCAGCTGCCAACGCGTCAAAACGGACACGATATTGGCTTTTTTTCATCTCTTTTTTCTTATCTGAGAGAAAATCTATAGTTTTTTTATCTTTTTCCATTGTTTTTAATACAATATTTAGATTATATATGTTAATTATAAATCTAATTAGAAATAATTACAATTGGGGAGAGGTGTCTCCGAACATTAAACGACTCATTGAAAAACCCTCACCTCCAGTTTTATCATCAACATATTTTCCCTGTTCTTGAAGTACGGCATAACCAATTGCTGCGGCCATAATACAATTATGGACCAATATATTATTAGCAAAGTATTCGTGTTTATCAGAAACCTGTAAATTGTATACCCTTCGCCTTTGCGCGAGCTCTGGTATTCGAATAAAGATTTCTACACCTATTAGAACAATACTTAGCGTTGAACACGCGAGATTTAAAAAGTTTTTTACAAACACCACATACAATAGTTCTCTCAACTTTAAATAAAGACGTTTTAGTATTTTCACTAAGAAATTTTTTTCCGATTTCTGTTTTTCTCCAAAGTGCCCCCGCCTCATAAAGTCTTCTGCCTTGCTTTTTCCCAGTAATGCTTGAAAGTAAGCGTCTCTCAGGGGATGACATGTGTTGTCTAGCATGTGCGCTGGCGCTAACACACTCCAGGTTTTCAACTGAATTATTTGACGAGTTATTATCTTTGTGATGGATAATAAATCCTTTTTGTATTGGTCCGCTATTATCAATCCAAATTTGCCTATGTAATGCAACGGGCGGTTCTTTCCACTTATCATGTCTCCAAAAATATATACGGAGTTGTCTCCTTTTTGAATTTGGGTATCTATGATACCTTTTGCCTCGGTATAAGATAGTTTCTCTATCTTTTGTTTTGATGTATTCCATATATGTATTGTATCATAATGGCATACCGTATCAAGAGGCTTCTCACAATTATCTAAAATAATTGGATGATTGGGTGTTCCAGTAAGTCCAATATTATTTATAACCTTTTTATATCTACTTCTAACCATTTCAACTTTTTTATACCCACTCCTAGTCATAACCATGTCTCCTACTTTTATATTCTGGATTGGAACATTTCCACTATCTGTTAAAACCATAGTATCCTTGACAAAACAATCGTCATTTTTTTTGTCCATGGCTTCTGGCTTTCCCTTCTCATTTCTTACGAATGTGAACATCTCGTTCAATAATTGTGTTGGAAATCCCGTGTCTTTTCTAAAAAACACTGCTTTTAAAGCAGCTAAACAAAAAGGTCTAGTAGCCCCAGTAGTTTTCCATCCAAAAAATTTCGTAATTTTCTGAGTTATATCATCAAACACTTTCCGGTAGTACAAATTTATATACCCGGACTTTTCCAACGAATCATTAACCCACAATCCATCTTTGTTTACCTCTATTGCAAGTAACGCCCAATTATAATATTTCCCCAATTTATACGCCTCGGTAGCTAGTTCGTCTGGCGGGACCTGCGACTTATAAATTGCGTCGCACTCTTCAGTTTTATGATTTATAACATACAATACTTGTGCATCCCCGTGAGCTAGACCTTCTGATGTATCTCCTCCAATAATATATTTCACACCAATCTCAGGTTTTTTGAATACCTCCAATGAACCGGAGGAAACAGGGTTAAATATAGTATCTCCTTTCTCATCGATTCCAAGCTCCCCCTTTTCACCTTTTACAGCTGTTTGTAATAATTTTGCCACTTTAGCTGTTGGAAAATAAGTTTGCCCAGTAGAGAGAAAAGCCTCCTCCTGCGTTGTTGGGTATTCTTGCATTAACGATTTTATAGCATCTGGGGAATTTTTTCCACCAAACTGCAACCACTTCATATAATAGTATGTGATTTCTTTATCAGTTAAAGAATGTTCCTCTTGGTATGAAGCCCAATCAATCTCACACTCCTCCATTTTTGAAGTAGGTATGGGCTCGTATATTTTATCCATTTCCATGTCGTCATACTGCCAGTTATAGAAGTGGGGGAGAAATTGCACCTGTGAAACTTGTGGAGTAATTTTATCCCTGGTTAACCAGTTCTGCTGAAACAACTCGTAGAACCTCCCCGCCATACCTTCAGCCGTTGATTCGATGAAAATAAATCCATCGAAGGGAACTGCTGGGAATGTTCCTCTTTCAACCTCTTCTGCTCTCTTAGGGTACATCACACACATTTTTGCATACTCAGAAACATGCACTAAATGGAATGTTCCAGAACGACCAGACAAGGACACTACAATGGACGAAGTGGAACCTGCGTTTGGTCCGTAGTCAATAACTACTTGTATTTTACGAGCACTCCTTTGGTGTATTTTAAAAAATGCACCCTTTACATCTTCTGCCATGTTCCTAACCGCAAACTCAATTTTTCTATCAAAAATTTGCGTGGCATCTTCCACTTTATGGGCGATAACAATTCCATCTTTGTTATGATTAAATAGAATTGAATCGAGAATAAATAAATCAATAAACGTAGTGAAACCAAGTTGCCTGGACTTGAGAATGATATGTCTATGGTATGGCTTCGGAACGTTGAGATAATTGTCGTAGAAATGTTTCTGCGCACGATTCATTTTGAACACTTCTTTTGTCCCGGATTTTGTAACAATCCAATACAAGTTACTGAGACGCCAAGTCTGACTTTTTATCAATTCGGGGTTAGCCGTCAACAACTCAACTATTTTATTATTATGCTCGGTGAAAATATTAGACATGTAAAGCCTCTTCAGCTTGGGCTAAGAGATGTTCCTCTTGTTCCTCGAGCCGTTTAATCTGTTTCTTTATCTCACTCAACTTCTGGAAGATAACAAAAAGCGATGTGGGCTGTGCCTCATATCGTATAAGCTTGAATCGCTCCTCTCTGGGGAGTTCATTGAATATTTTAAAAAACTCGGAGCTTCTCATTGTATTAACAGGTTTATTTTCTGCGTGAAACGAAATTAAAAATCCAAATCCAATTCTTGAATAGGTTCGGGCTTTGGTTCTTCTTTTTGAATTATCGGTGCTTTAGCATCTCCACTCAGCATCGTCTGATTTTCCACTTGTTGGAGTATCACCGTGCGAAGCTTATTCGTGTTCGTTTTATTCCCGGAGGCCTTATCAGGCTTGTCCGTATTGAACTTCGCCCAGGCCGTTGAAATCGCAGTCAGTGCTTTTATCATCTCCGAATTTGTAAACCCATCGAACCCTCTGATTTTGAATTGCTCAATTGCCGCCAAGGCCATGTTGTTGGACTCGTACGCCAATTTTGTCATAGCGTTATGAAACCCGTCGGTATGTTCGATGTGGGAGGAAATTGACCGTGCCACATTCGGCGCGTAGCCCAAATCCCTAGCAACTTGTGCTTTACTTTCCCCATCGCCATTAAAAACCCTTCGGGCATAAGCCATTTGTTTTAGCGAGAAGCCACCTTTTTTAACGTATACCATGTGTTAATTATACTCCCGAATGATAAAAGAAGTCAAGTTTTAGGCATAAGTAGGCATAAGTGGGGGTAAAAAGGGCATATTGGAACCTTTTTACTTTTTTCTGTCAAATAGGTGATGGCCAATAATCACCATTCTCCCTCGAGAAAGTATTGACATATTACAAATGTTGGATATAAACAGGCATAACCCCCTATTTTGGGCAACAAACAGTTCTATATATATTAATCAAATCTTAATCTTTTATAATAAAATACAACTACTTTTTACTTAAAAAACACCCTTATGCCTGTTTTTAACAGTTTCTCCATAGTAAACTATTGACTAAATACAGGCATAAGGTTGTAATATGCCATGTTATGCCTGAGTTATGCCTGTTTTTGTTCGGGAAATTGAAATCCTTTTTACCGTTTTATGCCTAAATTTGATGATTGTGCGTGTTGTTAGGAGAAATGTCAATAGAAAAAGGGTGGTATAACCATCCCTTTTTAATAGAAAATGCTTGAAAAAATAAATTAGACCCCCCCTATCTTTTTTTTTAGTGGAGAATAGTGGGAGAAAGTGGTAAGTGGTTGTACGTGGACTCTGGTTTTGTTTAAAGAGAGGGTGGTAAGTGGTTGTACGTGGACTCTGGTTTTGTTTAAAGAGAGGGTGGTAAGTGGTTGTACGTGGACTCTGGTTTTGTTTAAAGAGAGGGTGGACCACTCTTTTTTAAATTGTAGTATAGGTAGTATATTGGAAGGGGTATCCCCCCAAGCCCCATATATAGAGTTTATTTTTTAGTTGTATAAAATAATTAAAATAAAAAAAATGGTTAGGTCAATTTATAAATAAATTGCCCCTTATATAGCCCCGCGATTTTTGGAAGCCGAGCTGATTGAGTTGAGTTGATTGAGTTGAGTTGATTGAGTTGAGCTGATTGAGTTGAGCTGATTGAGTTGAGCTGATTGGCGAAGTTCCTGGTTTACTGCCCCTGTGTATAAACTGTTAACGCCCCCCTATACCCCGTTTTTGATTTTTTTAATAAGCACCCAAGAACATAGTCGCACAATACAAGTCGCACAATACAAGTCGCACAATACAAGTCGCACAATACAAG